CTCATCACATGCCTACAACTGCTGATTTAGAGATGCAAGAGAGGTTTGAACGGAAGCAAATTAAGGGTGGTTTAGAGCGGTTCAGGTCTAATACTAAAAAGCTAATAGACAAGGACTATGCTTCAGCCACAGTTTTCGGTTCGTCATCAATAGAAACCCTTTTGCCCTATTTAGTAAAATATATTGAACAAAAGAAAGAAGAAAGAAAGAAGGTTGCAGTAAAAGGTGCAGCTCATCTCATACATTTATTACCTTATTTATTTTCTCTCGATTCAGAATCACAAGCAGCTATAACTTCTAAGATAACCTTTGATAAGATATTCTCTCCTCGCAAGGACAACAGCAAGGTTGCCAGTGTAGTAGGAGCTATCGGGTCAGCTTTAGAGGCTGAATCCCAGATGAGATACTATGAATCCAGTGCTCCAGGGCTTTTTGAGACATTAAAGAAGAATTATTGGCATCAAGCAAAGGGTACAGCATACAAAGCTAAATCCATGAAAACCTTGATGAATAAGCAAGAAAATATAGAACAGTGGAAACCTTGGAATTTGGTTGAACGTATTCAAGTTGGTACATGGTTCTTAGATTGCTTATTGGAATCTTCTGGTTGGTTTAAAACAGAAAATCAGCACCATAGAGGTAAAACACCAAGATTTGTAGTTCCAACTGAAAAATTCCATAAAAACAAAGAAGAAATTATAAGACTAGCTGAATTATTTAGTCCATTAGCGTGGCCGATGTTAATTGAACCGAGAGATTGGAGTAAATTGCATGATGGTGGATATTATTTAAATGATTTAACTAAATGCCATGAAATGGTAAGAAGAGGGGTCCCCCTCCTTATACAGGGGGAAACTACCTATCAATTCCTTAATCAAATACAGAAGGTAAAATACCGTTTAAACCCATTCATAGTAATGGTTGCGGAAGACCTAGAGGAAAGAGAAATAGAGGTAGGAAAATTTCGTCCTGTCATTAATCATCCTGACCCTCCTAAGCCGCTCGACATTGATACTAATGAAGAGATAAGGAAACAATGGAGGAAGGACAAAGCTATACAACGTAATAAGAACGCTAATGAATGGAGGATTTCTTGTAGAACTCGAATGACAATGAATTGTGTCAGAGAGTTTAAAGATAAGGACTACTACATACCTTGGAGTTTTGATTACAGAGGTAGAGCTTACCCTATACCTAGCTTCCTTACACCACAGGATACAGACTTTGGAAAAAGTTTAATTAGGTTTGCAGATGAAGCACCTATAACTGAGGACGGGATGAAGTGGTTAGCTTTTCAAGTATCTACTACTTATGGTCTTGATAAAGCGACTATGGAGGAGCGACTTGATTGGGTTGCTAAAGCAGAAAATATACAATTAATTATTAGAGTTGCTACAGATCCAGTAAATAATATTGGAGACTGGGAAGCAGCTGATGAACCTTGGCAATTTTTAGCTGCATGTCATGAGTACCACTCAGTGGTCATGGCTGGTAAAAAGACTACTGGTTTACCCGTGGCAACCGATGCTACATGCTCAGGTCTACAGATCTTAGCTGGTCTAGCTCGCGATAAGTCCACAGCATGCTTGGTTAATGTAATGCCAAGTGATAAACCTCAAGATGCCTATCAAGTAATAGCAGATAAAAGTATTAAGAATATACCTGAGAGGTTACGACCTTACTGGGATAGAAAGAAAACTAAAAGATGCGTTATGACCATACCTTATAACGCTAAACCTTTTAGCAATAGACAATACATACGAGATGCTTTTAAAGATGTAGATATTGAGGTAGAAAAAGACGAACTAACACAAATAGTTCAAGCGGTCCGGGATGCTATGGAACAAGTAGTTCCCGGTCCGATGAAGGTTATGCGCTGGATAGAGAAAGAAGTATCCAAGGTAATTAAAGATGGAGCTAACCATTTAATCTGGGTCACTCCTTCTGGTTTCAGAGTTACACAAAAACTTATGAAACAAGACTGGAAGAGAGTAGAACTACAGCTATTTGGTACGACTAATTTAAGAGTAGGTACAGACAAAGACAAGGAAGTTGATTTACTACACCACAAGAATGCTACTGCACCTAACCTTATCCACTCATTAGACGCTTCATTACTACATTTAAGTGCAACTAAATTTGATGCACCTATAAGTTTGATACATGACTCTGTCTTGTGTAGAGCTACAGATATGACCTACCTTTCCACTCTGGTACGGGAGACATACATGCACCTGTTTGCAGAGCATGACTTTTTAAGAGACTTTGCCCAAGCTATTGGAGCTGAGTCTGAACCACCGATCATCGGAGATCTACAACCCTCCGAAGTGATTGAATCCACTTATTTCTTTTGTTAATGAGAAACATACACGTAACACCAAACCCTGTAACTCTTAGTGGTTATCAGGCTGTGTTAAAGCCAAGTCAATTTGGCTATTCATTGAAGGCTATTGTCGACGATGACATGGTTAAAAAACTTGAAGCAGAGCGAGAGGACTGCCTTAAATGGGCAGAAGCCAAGCTAAAGAATCCAAAGAGAGCTACATTAAAGCCTACTCCTTGGGAAGAAGTATCTGAAGGTCAATACATAGTTAAGTTTTCTTGGTCTGAAGATAAGAAACCACCAGTAGTTGATACTGAAGGAACACCAATAACAAACATAGATACCCCAGTATATGAAGGGTCAAAGGTTAAGATTGGCTTTCATCAAAAGCCTTATATACTTCGTGATGGCGTTACCTACGGTACTTCTCTTAAGTTATCGGGCGTACAAATTATCTCAATCCAGTCCGGAGCTGGTGTCGACACTGGCGACTTGGATGAAGATGGTGTAGCTGAATTGTTTGGTAAGACACAAGGTTTTAAAACTGACGATCCAAACGTTACTCCAGCTGAAGAAGAAGTTGTCCCTGATGATGACTTCTAATGTTCAAATCAGGATTAGAGGAGAAAGTCTCTGATCTTTTATGTGAGTTAGGTGTTGATTACGAATATGAAGGTACAAGCTTTGCATATACTATTCAGCACCAATACACACCTGATTTTGTTCTACCCAACGGAGTTGTGTTAGAGACTAAGGGTTATTGGAGACCTGAAGATAGAAGGAAGGTTCGACAAGTAATTGCAGAAAATCCTGATATAGATCTACGTATGGTCTTTCAAGACCCCTATAAAAAAATTAGTAAAAAATCAAAGACGACTTACGCGAAATGGTGTTCGCGATATGGAATTAAATGGTGTGCTTTTCACGCCATACCTATTGATTGGCTGACATGACAGAAAGCGAATTTATTAGACACGATCCATGTCCAGACTGTGGCTCGTCCGATGCACTAGCGGTGTACACGGACGGTCATACCTTCTGTTTCAGTTGTCATACTAGGAAGGCTGGAGATGGGCAATTACACACTCATCAAATGCAAAGCAATGTTAGTTTTAAAGGATCAGCCCAAAGGCTGCAAAAACGAGGAATTAGCGAAAAAACCTGCGAAAAATACAAAATCTATCGAGACGAGACACACTTACGCTTCCCTTATTTCGATGGCTCTGGATGCCTTAAGGGATTCAAAACAAAAGACAAATTAAAAAACTTTAAGTATGAAGGAATTTCCACTGACACCTTATTTGGTCAGCATTTATTCCCTAGTACTGGTAAACGTATTGTTATTACTGAAGGTGAATTAGATGCTGCAAGCTGTTATGAAGCTATGGAGAACTGGCCGATGGTCTCGTTACCTCACGGTGCAGCGTCAGCCAAAAAAGATCTTCAGAAACAAATACCTTTATTACAAGGCTATGAGGAGATCGTACTATTCTTCGACAATGACGATGCCGGAAGAAGAGCTGTCGAACAGGCAGCGACCATACTCCCGTTGGGAAAGGTCAAGATTGCGAGATTGGAGCAATACAAAGATGCGTCAGATGCGCTCCAAGCCAATAACAAGGAAGCTATTAGGAGGGCTATCTGGGATGCGAAGCCGTATCAACCGGATGGCATCGTTGATGGTAAATCGTTATTAGAACAAGTAACGACTCCCAGTCCACCTTGTAATCACTCATATCCCTTTCCTGGACTGCAATCTATGACCCATGGCATACGTTATGGTGAACTTACAACGATAACGGCAGGGACAGGACAAGGTAAAAGTACATTCTGTAGACAGCTCGCAACTGAGCTATTAAATACAGGAACTAAAGTCGGGTACATCGCATTAGAAGAATCTAACAGGCGAACAGCTCTAGGACTTATGTCAGTAGCTGTAGGTAAAGCCCTACACCTTGGCGAACACGAATACACCACCCTAAAAGATGCCTACGATTCCACTATCTTGGGTTGGGACCTTTATTTATACGACCATTTTGGTAGTTTATCTGCGGATACTATCTACAGTCGCATTGAATACATGGCTCTGGGCTTAGATATAAAAGTAATCTTCCTTGACCACCTATCCATATTACTTAGTGGATTAGATGGAGATGAGAGAAGAATGATAGATCAAACCATGACTAACTTAAGGAGTCTGGTTGAACGTACAGGAATTAAATTATTTTTAGTTTCTCACTTAAGAAGAGCGCAAGGAGATAAGGCAATAGAAGACGGACAGAAAGTTTCAATTGGAATGCTTAGAGGATCTGCCTCAATTAGCCAGTTATCTGATACCGTACTTGCCTTAGAGCGCGATCAGCAGAACCCCGCTGATGTCTCGACATTAAGAGTTTTAAAGAATAGATACTCAGGCGAGACAGGTGTGGCTGCTCAATTGAAATACGACAAAACCACCTGTAAATTCAATGAAACTACGGACCCAATTTTCAATCCCTCAACAGACTTCTGAACTAGAAGAGTTGAAGAGACCAAACCCACCTACAA